ACTTAGATTCCCCTTTTTTTAAATCAAACAAATCAATCATAATATCCTCCAGTATTTACCTTTAATAATAATAGGTTTAGTTTTGTATTTGGTATCAATTGCAATTACTTTTAATTTTAATTGATTATTCACAAATCGACAAATTTGAGCAGAACTTAATTTAGGAAATTGTTCTCTCATCTTTGCAATTAATGGTTTTTTCTTTAATCCCGTATCAACTAACCGAGCAAGAAAAGACATTAACTCGTGTTGACGTTTTTTCTTCTCTTGTCTAGGAGACAAAGGTAAAGTAGGCACCACAATTTTGGATGCCTCCTCAACAATAGGTTGTGGCTTATCTTTTTTATTAGCATAATCTCTCAGCCATTGGGGTATCTCCAAAATCTCGTCATCAGGATTAGGGATTACTTTAATAGTTTTAATACTCATTAGGCTCTCCCTTCGGCTTTTTTAATTTTCTCTAACTCACTTGTAAGTTCTTTAATTTTATTTTTAGCCATACTTAACAAAGAAGACCCATCTGGGTAAATAATATCTTTATTATTTTTTACTACTCCTTTGTAATAAGTAAGTTGAGATTTAACATAAGTATATGCTCTAGACATTAGGCTCTCCTTGCTCTTCAGTTTCTCTTTCTTGTTGATCTAAAACCCAATCAGTAAAAGAAACCGATTTGTTTTGACAAACATCTCCTAAGAGTTGTTGAAGAATGGATCCTCGTGATCCATTCTTTCTTGATATTTTAGCAATACAATCTTTAAGTGTAAAAGGTCCAGGAAATGGTAATTCCATTTGTATTGGTTCTGGTTTAATTTGATTTAAAATAAAATCAAAATCGTTATGCGGCAATGGCATTGTTTTCTCCTTTCTGAACATATTCAACACCTTTAATTTTAAGGCTAATGAGATTATTTAATTGAATTGATCTCCAAGATCTTTTTTCATCTCCCCCATTTTTTTGAATATCTTTTAATACATTAACATCGATACATTCTAATAAGTGATCTCTGTTACCTTTTAATTCTCCACCCGCAAAAAACTTTTGATCTTTTACATGTAGCTTGGCAAGTATCTTTCTTTCATCACCATTATTCTTAATAAAAATAGCAGAAAAAAATTCTGTGCCAATTTTTTCTAGTAAATCTTTCTTTTTCATAATTCCTTCTTTCTAAAATTATAATAAAATAATATACTATATTATATACTAATCAAGACATATCTAATTTACCCCAGAAAACAGCCAAAAATTTAAGTAGCATCTCCCCACGATTTTCCTAAATCACAATCAACTTTACTTGGAACAGATAATTCAACAGCATTTTCCATAATAGAAATAATTTTATTTTTTGTTTCATCAGTGCCATCAAAACTTAATGTAAGTTCATCATGAATTTGTATAAGAGGAATTAAATTTTCTTTATATAGTTCTATCATAGCTTGTTTTGTTTGATCGGCGGCTGATCCTTGAATTAATCTGTTTAAAGCTTTGTAAGTTCCTGCTCGTTGTAAAGTATGATGCTTTCCATATTTTAATTTTGCTTGATCTTGGGGAAGGGCTTTAAATACGCCAAAGGTGGTTGGTTCCCATAGTTCAAAACGACATTTTCTACCTTTGATTGTTGAAACATAACCTTCACTATTGGCGTAGTTTGATACTCTTTTAGTTAATTCTTTAACAAAAGGTACCTTGAGATTGTACTCAGATAAAATTTCTTTTGCAACATCAACATCTACTTGTAATTCATTAGAAAGTTTATTAACCCCCATCCCATAAAATAATCCTAAATTAATTGTTTTAGCTTGATCCCTATCAATATTAGCTATCTTTGCTACAATGCTATGGAAATCAGCATCAGCATTTTTTTTATACTCTTCTACAACCGATTGAGATCCATCACATCCAAGTTTAAAAGCAAAGTGAGAAGCAATGCGAGGTTCTTGTTGGGAATAATCAAAACTTCCCCAAGTTTCTCCTTCTTCAGGTAAAAACAATCCTCGTATTTGTTTTTTAATTTCTTTATTCCTGGAAGGAAGTTGTTGTAAATTAGGATTAGAATAACTAAACCGCCCAGACACGGTTCCTGAAACGCCATCCCGCATTTGATGAATATTTGCATGAATGCGACCAGACTCCCCATGTTTTAAAATAGTATCTAAAAAAGTAGATTGAATTTTATTAAACTCTCTTGCACTTTGTATTTGTTTAGCAACTGGGTGAGAATGATGTAATAAAAAATCTTTTGTAAAACTAGGGGCATTTGTTTTCTCTGTTCGTGGATAATCTATTTTAAGTTTATCAAAAACTTTCGCCACACTTGCAGCAGCCCAAACATCCACAGCGATACCTGTGTCTGCCAATATGCTATCCAATATCTTCTTCTCTGTATTCTTAAAACTTTTTTTATAGTGTTTTGCTTTTTCAACATCTACTCGTACTCCTTTTTTAGTCATTTCAAAAATTATAGGAATAAGATCCATCTCCAGTTTATACACACTGAGTAGGCTCTCTTTTTCCATAATAGGTCTCATATGCTGATATAGTCGTAAAGTTAAGTCAGCATCTTGCTCTGCATATCCGCCAACAAAAATAGCGGGTAATTTATACATCTCGTTTTTGGGATCAACTCCAAACTCACTCGCCGCTTGTTTAAGTAATGTTTCATCTTTATATTCATTCAACATATCTTTTCCCACAGCATTTAAAGCATAAGAAAATTTATTTTCATTAATAATAGGTGCCATAATCATCGTATCTACAATAGGTCCTTTGACTTCTATTCCCTCAGCATATAACCACCCTAAATCATAAATAGCATTATGAGCTACTTTAATCGCATCACTTTGCATTAATTTTTTAAACCAGTTCAAAACTCTTTTGCGATCCCAATTAAATCCATTTTCATGACGAAGAGGATAGTATCCCTTCCATCCATCAACAGCTACACCAATACCAATAATATGACCGTTTTTAGTAGTCCAACCAGGTCCTGTTGTTTTTAATTGAGGATCATAAGTTTCTAAATCAAAAGCAATAACTTTAGCGTCTAATAAGTTGGGAAGATCTTGAGGGGGTATCCATTCTGATTGTGTAAATCCAAAAGTATGTTGCATCATTTACTCCTATTTTTTTTATTTGTTCTAGATTCTATTTCACCAGCTATAACTGCATAGGCGGCCATATCAATATAACTATCTTTTTTATGTTGGTTCATAAGGCGTGCCACTTTTACTAACGCCATACAAATGGCAACATCATGGGCTGTAATTTTTTTCTCTAAAAAAACTGACCACAAATCTGCAATGTTTTGATGATTTTTTACTTTATCGCCATAATCCTCTTGACGATCTCCACCAATTAATTTTTTTGCTTCATCTAATAATTCTTTTGAAATCATTCTTCCTCTAACTGTGTACTATACATTCGATAACCCTGCTGTTTTTGAGCTTCAACAATGTATAAATTTTCTTTAGCCCTTGTAACGGCCACATAAAAAACACGATGCTCGTCATCAGGGTTTTTAAGATAAGATTTGTAAACTAATCGACCAAGATCTAAGAGAACAACTACATTATCACATTCTCCTCCTTTAGCTTGATGAATAGTAGACACTTTAATACGTGGTTCTCCTTTAATATCTTCTCCTATTTTTTCTAATCTTCGTAAATAAGTAATATCAAAGGATGACACACCACTTAATACTTCCCACCATTCTCCATCTACCAACAATCCATAATTATTTTTAAGATCTTCTAGTGAAAATAATTTTTTTTCTTCTTCTTTTTTAAATGTTTTAAAGCCATGTTTAATTCCAATTTTACTTTTTATTTTATTATACAAGCTTTTTACTTCTATTAATGATACGCTTTCCCCCTTTTTTAATTTCTTCCACACATCAATAGCACTTAAAATAGTGGTTGAAACTGGTCGATGATCTCCTCTTCCATACCAATACCCTTCTTGTAATAAAAAATCTTCTACCATTTCATTACGAATTTTTCGTGTGCGAGATAAGATAAGCCAATTTCCTTTCGATAAATCAATATGGCGTAAATGTGAAATACGAGACACTCGTCCTTCATTATCTTTAGGCCTCCAAGTTTTAGGGCGTCTATTTCTAATACGGGTAATAATATAATTAGCTAAACGATAAATGCGTTGAGGACATCGATATGATTTATCAAGAACAGTTACATTTCCCTTTAAGCTAATAAATTTATCAACATCTGCTCCAGACCAACGAAATATTGCTTGGTCATCATCCCCGGCAATGTATGTTTCTTTACTGTGAGAAATTAATTTATCTACCATGTTATACTGAACACGAGGCATATCTTGCGCTTCATCAATAAAAAGCACATCAAACTGTGTTAATAATGTGTCATTCGTATAATCTACAATCATATCGGTAAAATCATGGAGATCGTTTAATTCTTTATATTTATTAATAACACGATTGAGATAATCTAGTTTAACCATATTAATAGGTTCAATAGTATTGTGACATTCCTCCTCTAAAGAAATATCTTTAAGTCGTGCTGTATTAATTAAATTAATATATTGATGATTAGAGTTAGTATAAATAGAGTCATCATTTTCATTAAACACTAAATTAAAGCCAATCATTGCGGATAATTCTTTCCAATGTTTTTGTTTCATTAAATTGTCTTCGCTGACAGGTAAGTGACGAAAAGCATAACTGTGAAGAGTTCTAAAGTGCACTAAATCATCTTTACTTGCTTGAAATTTATGACGAGCCCTATCACGAGCTTCGTGTGCCGCCTTACGCGAAAAAGAAAAGAAACCAATCTTATCCCAAGCAATACCTTGCTCTTTCTTTTGTTGGCAAATCTCTAATAGTTTAGTTGTTTTACCTGTCCCAGGAGGACCTAAAATAATATTAATCATTCAATCTTTCTTTTTTTCCATGTTTTTTTTTCTTCTTTCATTACTTCTCTTGGTAAATTTGATTGAAGACTTTTTTTCCAAGTAGGTTTTACAGCCAAATCTTTTACATCTCTGGCTAAAGGTG